GCTCGTATGAAGAAGGAATCGCTTCTAGCCATGCAATGGGCTAAGGCTACTCGGTGTATAAAGTAAACTTAGTGTACCCCTGCACATCACTTCAATCCCGACTATACGAGCGCACCATCCCAACCCACCACCACCTCATTCACACACGCCACTTATAGGGTTTTCTCCGATACATACATACATAGTAACTGCTTGGAGTCACTTGATGCGACATAAAACACTGACATTATGCCTTAATTCCTTTGAAATAGCCTCTAAAATGCCCAATTTTAGCGCATGGGTGCGAGAGAAGCTGCTTGAAGAAGGATTACACCAATTGAAACCTGATCCTTTAGGATGGAAATATGAATATGAATGTCCTCGTTGTCACAAAGAGAAGGTGTTTCCGAGCCAAGATATGGCTTGGAGATGCAATATGTGTGATGTAGCATTAGACTTCGTGAGCGTGAGCGTATGAGCCATGGAAAATGCGATTGTGGATTCAAGTTCCCCCTGGCAATGAACAAAGATGTTCACTTTCACATAGGGGTGTGGTGTGGTAATTGTAATCAGAAGTGGTCATTCAGTTCAAATGTTGATGATGGACAGACAAAACTCTGGCCTCGCTACTTCAAATGTTCATGCGATGCCAGAAGATTCAAACAATGTGTTTGTGACCCAGAGGTGGTTGAATGAAATTTTATAGAATGGATGGACCATATTATCAATGCGAGCATTGTGCTGAATGGAGCGAGTCTGAAGAAGGGTGTTGTGAGGTGGAAGAATGAATTGTGCAATTTGCCAATGCCAATTATACTCTGATGATGAAACATTTGAATGTCAATATGGAATTGTTGATGTTCTTTGCTTCAGAAGCCTAGAGATTTTAGGCAAAGTTTGGGATTAAACGCCCGATTCCGACATTCACGATTGAGAAGTCTCTTTGATGATTGAAATAATGGCTTCATTATCACTAAGCGAAACCATCTGGCACTCGATCAAATAATTGTATGTGCCAGTATCAGAGTTTACCATGCTTAGAAACATATCTCGGTTGATGATATGATCGGGATCTAGAAACTCTGAATGTATTTCTGCCGAACCATTACCAACACTCCAACCAAATTGGCGATTGTCTCCAGCGTTTGGTTGAGTACCAGAGGAGATTGTATCATAACTTAGAATGGCTTTGAATAAATCTGCGGGATCTACTGCCCAAATTTGAAACCTTCTCACGATCAAACCCATATTAATGAGTCCATCAGCGACGATCAGATTCTTTCGTGCGACACCACCACCAGTAACTTCAATTTGTCCTCGTAGTGTTCGGAGCCTGGTATTCTTCATTTCATCGCCTTCCTAGTGGCAACATGAGCTGCCTTCATGCACTTGGAAGAGTTACATCCCTTCTTCCAATCACCATTTACCTTAGTCATCTTCTCTTTCTGGCGTTTGAATGCCTTGGCGAAGGCCTTATTGTATGCTGATACTGCTCTTTTGCCTTTTTTCTTGCCCTTGACCATGTCAGCAGTACCTGTCGCTGTTCCCTCAACGAAGGCCTGCAATGCTGGAGCAGGTATTCTGGTGACTCCAGCAAGAGGCTCTAGGAGTGTATCACCTAAAGCATAGAGAAGGCGAGCCATTTGGTCTTTAGAAGCCACACTTAGCACCTCACTGTTGTGAGAGCGCCAAAGCCATTGATGCACTTGCGGTCATTGTCTCAACTGTACATTCCAATACTATTGAAAGGTCACAAGTATCTGCGAAACCACTTGAAGACTGACCGGCCAATTGAATAGATTCAACCGCTATCAGATAACCATTAGTCCAATATTGAGGACTAATATCTATTGATTCACTAAGGAAAGAAAAAGCATTACCGCCTGCGCTAGTGTTACTCACTACGAGTGATCCAGAAGATATTACAGTACGGTTATCAGCATCAACCATTGATCCTTGATTTTGTGTTGTCAATTGCCATGAAGTAATGCCTTCCGCTGTGGGGTTTGTTATATTTGGTGGATTGTTTGCTCCATAGACATATTGAACCGATACATTATGAATCCTCAGAACTGTTTTACCCAGTGCATCCACGAATGAACCTAAGTCAATAGTCTCTGTATCAAATCCACCAGAGCCGCCAGTTAATGCAGATAGTTTCGCTCGTATGAAGAAGGAATCGCTTCTAGCCATGCAATGGGCTAAGGCTACTCGGTGTATAAAGTAAACTTAGTGTACCCCTGCACATCACTTCAATCCCGACTATACGAGCGCACCATCCCAACCCACCACCACCTCATTCACA